TTCGCTTTTGTGTTTACAGGATTGTCCTCTGTGTTAGTTACCTCAACTTTAATATCCGCTGGTTTTAATTTGCTGATGTCAAGATAAATAAAAGCATTGTTGTCCTTCGGCATACCCATTGCATATAATTTTGTGAGATATACTCTGTTATCCTGTAAGAACTGATATTCGTCAGAATATTCAATCTTACCGCTGTTTCCGGCACCAACACCCATAAAGTATTTATTAGGAATTCCAAGAATCGCCTCACCTTCTGCAAGTGCTGCCGACTGGATTGCGTTTGTTGGATATGGAAATACATTGTTTTTATAGTTTCCTGATGAATCTCTTACTGTTGAGGCCGGAATCACCTTTGAGATATAATCTACCGGATTTACGATTAACATAACTTCCGGAACAACTCTATAGCCGCCATCCGGCTTTTTCGCAAGTGGAGCAACTGCTGCACAATAATCTGTAGCAGAAAGTGTCTTTAATACTGTTTTTGATTTATCTGAATACACGCCTTTAGTTACAGCCGCCTCAAGGTCTTTACACATTCCAACAGGCTCATCTTTTCCTGTACCCTTTACAATTCCTTTTTCAAGACCTCCGGCTGATGCCTCTGACAGAATAATTCTTACATAGTTATCGAGCCATGCCGGACCAAGGTCGAGCATATCTTTTGATACAGGAATAAAGGCTGATAACTTTGCAAGCGTCATATCCTGCTCCTTAATCTGACCTGCAAGTTCTGTTGAAATCTGCGTTGTTAATGCACTCCATGTTGCAAGCTCTATGTTATCCGCATTTACAATCATCTTGATTGCACCCTGACAGTTAATAAAGTCGATTGCCGCAAGAAGAGGGTGAGCTTCCTGCATATCATCAATCACAGAATCAATAATTGTCTGCGGCATAGCTTTGCTTATGTCAACAAGAGCCTGTCGTGGATTGCCGCTCCTTCCAGCGTCAGCCCACTTTTCATAAAACTCTTTTTCTTCGCTTGTAAGCTGTCTTACGCCACGCTGTGCGAGAACCGCAATATCGTTATTGTTTCTCAAATCAGCATATTCTTCAATGATACGCTGCTCAACTCCTGTGGCAAACTGCTGCAGGCATTCTGTCATTTTGTCTGTATCATCCGCCTTTAATGCTTCTGACAAGCTCTGCATGAGCTGTTTGTTCTTTTCCTGTAATAAATCCTTGTTTAACATAAATTTCCTCCTGTTATTTGTTATTTTTTAAATTTACTGATGCAAATGCATCAAAAAAAGCACCTAACATATTAAGTGCTTTATTTTCTGTGTGTTCTTCTAGTTTACCATGCGTCTGATCAGACAGCTCGTTGTTCTTACTTGCCCGCATACAGAACTCTTTCATGCTTTCTTTTAACGACATCTGACTGTTCATCTGATGCCTCATCTGCATTATCATCATCTGATTGCACTGATTGATGTTTGACTGCTCAACTGCTGCCTGTTCGCTTATCTCATCACAAAAGCCATATTCCAGACACTTTTCAGGTGTAAGAATCGTCTCGGCTTTCATCATATCAATAAGCGTATTCTCATCAAGATTGCATCTTGCAAGAAAAATCTGTCTATTTGACTGCATCAACACATCTAAATCATCAGCCTGTTTTCGCAGCTCATCAGCATTACCACAGGCGACAGTCCACATTTCGTGAATCATAATGCTGGAACCCAAGCCCATGATAATTTTGTCGCACGCCATTGCAATGACATAGGCAACCGAGTATGCAAAACAGTCAATATAACATGTTTTTTGACAGTTTTTCTGTTTAAGAAGATTGTATATTGCAACTCCCTCTTTAACTTCGCCGCCATACGAATTTATATGTAATTCAATCTGTGTTCCATCCGGAATATCTGCAAGCATTTTTGCAAAATGGTTTGCTGATGTATCAGATTCATCATACTGCCATGTCTCCCAGTTAAAATCACCTGTTGCTGTAATCTCATCATACACATAAATCTTAATCGGCTTATCTGTCTCCTGCATAACTCTGTATTTCATTTTAAGATTTTTCGGCACTTTCTTCTCCTCCTTCCATATTTTCATAATTTTTTGTAATCCAGTGCTTTCTGCTAAATTCTGTATTTAATTCAGAATCACCGCACCGTCGGCGTAATTCATCTATGCTATACATTCCGCTGCTTATTAATTTGTCTATTTTTTCCGCAATAGAGAACAAATCTATGTGTAAAATTGAAGTTGTATCAATCTTTACACCGGTGCCGTTAAGAACCGCCTTACCACAACGTTTTTTATTAATCTCCGTCTGAATCATATTACATAACGGATCTATACAAAAAGTCAGGAAGTTACCTGTTATCTTTTCAACTTCTGATATATCACCTTTTAAAAGCGGAATCGGAACACCAAAAGCATTTGCAACCTTTGCAACTATCCTGTCGTCAATGTTAATCACATCATTTAACTCAGACGTTGCCTTTTTCGTTGATTCACTGTTTTTGCTTTCATACGAATAACCATTGAAAAGTGGCAATACAGCATTTCGGTTTTTAAAATATCGCTTAAATCTGTTATTCATGAGGTCTTCCATGACTTCATCATATGTCTTGTTAAGCGTCTTTAACTCGCCTGTAAGCTTAGGAGAATCAATTGACAATATTCCTTTTTCTCCGCCACTTTTGTAAAATTTATCGTAAGCTGTTGACATCAATTCGCCATAACCATCAACAAGATTTACAAGAAGCTGCCTTATTGACATGCTATTTAATTTAAAATACATGACTTCTGACATTTTCCTTGCCGAGCCAAGCGAAAAACTGTCGCATGATATGTTATAAAACATCCGTTCGTTAAAAACTTCTGTTCCTTCCGTAAATCCATCAGCAATAAAAAGCTGCCCTGCTGCTTCAAATACAAGAACTCTGTTTTCATAGAGTAGCCTGTATATTAATTCATGCATGAATTCATTTGCATTCTGATTGACATTAGGCTGATAATTCCATAGAAAATACTCGTCTTTTTTTACTTCAGTACCTCTTACATATGTTTTAAATTCACATTTGCTGACAGCGTTTGCAATCAAGTTTATTGCAACATTTATCATAAATTCTTCAGCAACAAGAGCCTCCAATTTATCACTGTCAACAGTTTCACTCACAACTGTTTCAGCACTCACCTCTTCAGTCGTGCCTGTAACGATATTGTGAATAAATGTTCTTAATCCCAAATTCTCACCTCCTCGTTAATATGTCCAGCACATCGAAGTATCAGTGCTTTGCAATATGTCCTGGCTAATTTCATTGTAGCTTATAAGTTCATCCCTTAATATTTCAGCCGCCACAAAAGCCTTAAAGCCGTCTGTTTTTCGTGACTTAGGCTCAATCTTGGCATACGTCATATTCCCATTTGAAGAAGTCTCTCTTTTTGCATTGTTGCAATACCACCGCATAATCGGACTGTCACCCCATGCGATTTGATGATTGTTGAACAGTGACGAAATCGTAGGAATAATCATCATTTCATCAGACGGTCGTATAAGTGAGATATTACCGTCTTTTCCGCTTGAAAATCCCGACTCAGTAAGAGCCTTTGATAAAAGCGTATATCTGTATTTATCAATTCCCACTTTTATAATGTTAAAGTGTCTCTGCATATTCTCAAGCCATGCTGCAGGAGTCTCCGGCGGAATCTCCGGACCATCAACAAAAGTCAACAATCCTGCATCTTCCCATTCCAAAAGCGGTGCTTTAATACGAGGCAAATCCTTAGATTCTTTGCAAACCCAGCTGTGTGTTATCCAATAATCAACATTGTCTTTAATCACAAGAAGCCCTGCGGCAACAAAGTCCTCTGTGCTTGCGTAGTCAATGCCTCCGACTGCTGCCGTTCCTGCGTCAAATTCTGGAATAACAATATTTGTCTTTGCTATATTCTCCCAATCTGTAACCGCTGCTTCTTTTATTCCCAGCGGACAATTACAGCGTTTCGTTGCAAAAGAAGCGTGTCCGATTGGATCGAGCTTATAATCTGCAAATTCGATGTTCATCTCATTTTGCAAATGCGGAAAGTAAATAAATGACGGATTAGCCATTGTCCAATTTTTCTTATCGTTGATCAGCGTTTTATCCGGAATTCTGCACATAAACGGCAATGTGCCGTTGTCAGGAATATCACGTTTTAAAATCTGTTTACACTTTGCTATCTCTGTATCAAGCGGTCCATCTCTTACATCTCCGTCTGTTGTTATAATAGTCTGACGAGGATGCGGCTTTTTTCCAAGACCTGTTACTGCAACGTCAACAAGCTTCATGCTGTCATACGCATGATATTCGTCGAAGTCAACTTTTCCGGGTCTGAAACCATCTTTTGTTTTTGGACTTGACGTGTTGAATGCAAGTTCTGAGCCGGTTTTAATATTTTTTATAACCTCTTTCGTCCAGTAAAAATGTTTTTTCATAACACTTTTATTAGCTTCAAGCATATCGTAAACGTCAAAAAAAGACATCTTCGCCTGTTTTTCAGACATGGCAAAAATGTCAATATTATAATTTTTTATTCCGTTCACCGGCGTTAAAAGAGCAAAATCTTCAAACGACAGATAACCGTTTTTACCGCTTCCACGCCCGACGTAAATTACAAGTCTCGGAAATCGAAGCTGATTGTCAGATTTGCGGTATACACAATTATGAAGAGCAAAACAGAACTGCTCCCATGGCAGTAAATTAAATGGAAAATATCTTTGAAACTGCATATATTTATCAAGCTGTCCTGAATCAACATACACATCTTCTGTTGCAAATACATCTTCCACCAAATCACAGAGCTGGAACTGTTCTTCGCAAATCGGATAAGGTCTTCCACGTATTAAATTTATATAATCATCAATTCTACAATCCGCAATCATTATCTTCGTCGCCGTCCTTTATGTTATCATCCGCATTAATGCCTAATTTATCAAGAATGTTCAACATTGCCTTGACTACTCTTGTAACTTCTGCAACCGCAGGATTTGTCTTATGCACTTCATTGCCTTTTACGTTATATTCTGTTAATACAACGCCGTTTTCTGAAATGTCTTGCTGCAATTTCGTTTTTGTTTCAAAAAGCATACAGTAATCATCAACGAGCTTTTCAAAGTGATATTCGTCCGCACCCTTACGTTTAAGCTGTTCTTTTAACGATTTGCTGATTTTTTGTGAAATTGTTGCCATGAAAAAGCCCCCTTTCAAGCAATTTCAAAAGTTATAATTGAAATGTCGTTTTTTACTCTAAATAACTCTACATAAAAAATAAGAAACTCTAACCCTCTTTTTCGTGAAAAAATCATTTTACGCACATGTGCGGAAAAATCTGAATTGTCGAGTTTTGCACCGGTCTTTGGTAAGTCAAAAAATTTTTCAATTTTTTCAACCGGGGGGATTACCAACGTTCAGCGGTTAGTGCCGTCCTGTCGCTGTACTTTCTGCCATGCCGAATCTCATGGCAATCGCGACAAAGACTTACTAGATTGCGTCTGCGTGTGTCTCCATCATTTGTATATATTTCAAGTGCCAAGTCAGGACGATTTTTAACATGATTAATATGATGTACAGTCGTTGCTTTTGTATATATCCCTTTTGCTTTGCAATCCTGACACTCGTCTTTGTCTAAATCCAAAACTCTTTTTCTTACTTTAAGCCACTCACTCCAGATATAAAACCTGTGCATATCTTTTGCTTTTATACAATCTTTTACATATATAATCTGTAATTCTGTCATATTCAACCGCCCTTGTAATTGCACCTTTCCGGAATCGAACCGGAATCTACAGTGAAGGGAACTGCCGAGCTGCCATTGCTCCAAAGTGCATAAAAAAGCAGATTGGATTTTACTCCGCTCTGCTTTGTCTGTTGGTAAACATTTATGAAGCAATTACATATTAACATATATAAATGTCTACTGGTGTCCACTCTTTATTTTTTTTAGATTTTTAATTTAATACTGTTGACAGCTTTTCTATATCTCTTATCTAATCCACTGCGGCTGTAACTCTCTTTCTCTGCTATGCTCTTCATGCTTTGCATGAGCACATGTCGCTGAATCAATATTCTTTTATTATCCTCGTCGTCAAGTTCATTTATCTTATTTAATATCTCAACTCCCGCAAGCACAGCCTTTGCTCTTCTCTTTATGTATTCTCTGCGTAGATTATCACATTTCTCGTCAATTTTAATAATCGAATCTGATAAATCTGCCTGATTGTGTGACTTTGGCAATCCATTTATTGTAACAGCATGCAACCCATACATATCATTTATAACTGCTATTTCTGTATCAAAATTCTGTTCTTCTTTTTTTAATATATAATATCTTTCAAGATATTTTTTCTTTTCTGCATATGTTGCCTCTCTCAATCTCTCACCCCTTAAAAAATGATACATAATCCCTAAAAGTGTATATTTTTTTATCCCACTTTTATTTAACCTTTAAATCTGCCTGTTCCCTGTGTTTTAATTGTATCGCATATATTTGTATATTGCAAAAATGATACCGTAAGTTGATTTCTCGTTATTTCTTTGTGGATAACTTATTTTTATTACTTTTTCGGTCCTATATACATGGCTGTCCTGTCATGCTCTGCGTCCTCTTTTCCCCAGCACACATATCTTAGCGTGACATCAGGCGAATCATGGTTATACATCTTCATCAGAGTTATGACATTGCCGCCACGTTTTATATATTGATAGCCAAATGTTTTTCTTAGTGAATGAAGCCCGAATGTATATGGTATTCCTATCGCTTCTCCTGCACTTGATATAATCCTATGTCCCATCTGCCTGTTTATAGGATATATATAAGCCTTTCCTGCCACATAGCGTTTCTGTCCTCTGAATAAGTAATCATATTTTCCAAGTTTATATTTATCAATATAAGCAAGCACATCTTGATGCAGCTGTTTATTCATCTTGAAATTCTGCATTTTCCCGGTCTTGTTTTCCTTAATCTGAATATAACCCTTGTAAACATCAATAACCCTTAACTGTAGCAAATCCTCTGCCCTGAAAGCTGTATTAAGCCCGATATGCACAAGCATATAGTTACGCTCCCACTGATATTTTTTACAGTCTGATTTTGCATTGTCGATTTTTTTCAGAAAATACCCATACAGTGCATCTATTGTTTTCTGGTCTTTTATAGGCTTTGTCTCATGCTGTCCTTCAAAATATTTTATTCTTCTCAATTAAATACTCCTCTCCATACGAAAAAAGCCCGCTACCATCAATTAACAATGGTAACGGACTTTAATTTACTTATTTTTTTCTATAAATTCTCTCATGAAATTAGTTATGACCGAGGACTGGCTTACTCCAGCCTTTTCACAGGCAAGAGCGAACTCATCAGCAAGTTCCTTTTTCATCTTGAAACCTTTTGTGATATATCCTACCTTTGCCTGATATTTTGCTGAAGCTTTCGTTTGAGCTGTCGGATTACCTTTTGGCACGTCTCTTTTTCACTTCCTCTCTTATCATTGGAATCACTTCAACGAGCATATATATAGCTGCCAATAACAATAATATGCTTGTTGGTACATTCCTGTTTGTTAAAAATATCACCCACGCTACAATTAAAAAAATCTCTGAAAATCTTAATAAATTTTTCATATTATATTTCAACAGATGTGCTATAATATAAAAGGGTTGGGAGGTTTCCCTCCCTTGCCTTTACCTTAGAGCCATAATAAGATTGGCGATTGCCGTTATTAATGCAGCAGAGGCGATTACCGCATTAATAATTAACTTTGCCAATTCATAATTATGGCTCTTTTTCTTTTTTTTGCTCATCTGTTTTTTCCTCCTTTCCTTAACATGTCTATATTATACTATATGGTTATCCATATGTCAATAGTTTTTAACAAATTATTTTAATAATTTTTAGTTTATTTTTTGTAATATCCGTTATATTAAATTGTCAGTGTTCAATTGTCTTGCACTCATTTCATAAGAATCAACGCTGATACTCTTTCTATCGAGTAAGTCGGATGATTTCCCTCACCCTGATATTTAATATCAAGAATACTTCCACATAAAATTACTCAATTCATTACTTTTCCTCACTTTCTAATAATTCAGGATTGTCAAATATGTTGCCGATAACCTCTACTGTGTTTACCGAATCATCCTCATCATTAAAATTCCAATAGATTTCCCACAATGATATATAATTATCATTTTCGCAAGCATATAAACGATTATCGCAACCGGTTATTGGCTTAATATTTGCTTCTATTCCATTCCAATCTATAGGTGTTTTATATGCAATGCCAAAACTGCCACATTCAAATACGACAGTCCCTTTATGCCCTAAGAAGTCAACAATATCATTCTCCCAAATCAGATTACCGTTCTTGTCTTTCGAGCCTGTGCATCGGCAGATAGTGGCTGCATCAACTCTTGGGGCATTATCCGTTGTTATACAAGTTCCTGTGGAATAATGAATCTCTATAATTATCCTGTACATCTCATCCCTGTTATCATACACTAAATAGCCTTGCACCCATTCTCCGTTATCAACTCTATTCGCCTTGAATAAATATCTATCGTTCATCTTCATACAGATATACTCCATTCTTTTGATATATTTTTATATTGTGATTTTCTTCACATTCCAAATCGCAATTAGTATGGAAATTGCAAGCAGTACAACTTATGAAACCACATTCCATAGGTGATACATCACTATTTTTGGAGTTTTTGGATAATCTACCATTTAATTTGATTTGATAATCTTTAGTGAATTGCATTAAAGCCGAGTATTCTAATCTTCCACCACATATAGGGCATTTATTTAATATCTTAGCCATCTATTCCACCACCTTTCACAATCTCGATTGCTCGTTCTGCCATTCTTTTTTGAGTGCAATCACAACAGTGGATATCTTCGATAGGACAATTATCAAAGTCACACGCATCAAGTTCTCGCAGTTCTTCCAACCGTTCTACAACCTTATCTACATCATAAGCGACTGGTTGCTCATCAATTTCATCTATAATGCTATTTGTAACATCGTAAGCTGTCATATATCCGCAAACCGCTTCATTTGTTGCCCTATCTTTCAATATATTTATAACCTTGTCCGCATCAATCAACCTCATCTTCATCACTCCAATCCAATTTCTGCCCGCAATCTTTGCAATATGGCATATGCCACGCTATTAAATTCTTAATGACGTCAATTGCTCCGAAAATATATTTGCAATTAGGACATGTCGCTTGTCCATTAAAAGTCTCAATTTTCTTTGCTATCTGCTTATCTCTGGCTTCAATCACGCTTTTAAGCGTAAAACCTTTTTCAATACATTCATCCTCAAACTGCATATAGTTTTAAAGAGCATCTATTGTCATTTTCCTCTCAGATAATTTCTGAACAGTTTCAATTGCCTGTATTGCCATTCTTGAAGTCTCTTTCGAGACATATTCTCCTTTTCTGGCTATTAAAAAAGCACCGGGCTTTATTTAACAAGATTATTAATATTAACCTTAAATCCATCTACAGTCTTCTTGCCGCTGTATCGAAAAAGATTAAATCGCCTTTTTCGTTTGTTGCCATGCTCACGCCATTTTTTGTAAGACTGCCTTTGAGTAGGTCAAGTAGAATCTGTATTTCCTGCTTTGTTTCGTCTTTCATTGTTTAGCTCTCCATATTTCCTCATCAAGAATATATTCCCTGATAAATCTATCTGCGTACTGTGGGTGTATCATTGACCTTGCTGTTTTAACATTACTCGCTCCAGTAACACGATAATCATTCATTGTTCGATGCTCCCATTTAGCATATATCCCGACATCCTTAATTGGCTCAAAAACAAGATTGTTCTGTGGCTCGCAATTCAAAAACCAATACTGTGTAGGCTTTTTAAAGTAATCTCCATTATCTCTTCTATCTCTGTCAATTACCGCCGGGGAACAACACCAATATCGCCTTAAAAAATGCTCTTCTGAATAAGGATTCTCCATTACCAGCTTCAATCCTTTTCTCATGCAAATAATAAACAATTTGTTTACTAAATCATACATAAGTGAAACTTCTTTAAGCAAATTCATATCAAATTCGCATTTCTTTTCTAAAGACCATTTTTTCTGACTTGCCGACTGTCCTCTGAGCCACAGCATTATCTGATTTTCAAACCTTATGCAAGGGAAAAATGCAAATATCAAATCATCAGGGCTTATCTTATCAAACAAACTCGGCTCGCCTTGATGCCCCCCTTCTATCTCTTTAAAAAGGTCAGTAACATAGTCGGTTTCGTTAAATTCATTCTGAATATCATAGTCGTAGGCTTCAATTCCATACTTCTTGAAAGCGTTCTTGAATGTTCCTGACTGTTCAAATAAACAATGTACTATCATAAATCTATGTCCATTTCCTTTCCGCTGAAACGAGCCTTATTCAACAAGATTATTAATATTAACCTTAAATCCATCAATAGTCTTCTTGCCGCTATTGACATATGCCGCTGTATCGAAAAATATCAAATCTCCTTTTTCGTTTGTTGCCATGCTCACGCCGTTTCTTACAAGTGAGCCGTGTAGCAAGTCAAGTATTGCACATATCTCCTGTTTAGCTGAATCACCCATATTAGCCCCCTATAAATACAATCATTTTCTTTTTCTGCATTGCCCTGCACATTTCAAGCGTACAGCCTTTGCTCTTCTCCCAGCCGTCCGCAAAAAATACAATATCACTCATATCAATGAGCGGTAGGCAAATGCTCATATACTGTTCGTGTGTTGTCTCATTCGCAGGAAGCGAATCACATACAACGACGGGATTTATAACCGAATATCCCCACTCCCTCAATTTTTTATCAATCAAAAAAGCTCTTTCCCTGTAATCATCTGTACCTGTTACTGGCAGACTGATATATGCCTTTGTTTTCAATCCTTTTTCTCCTCTCCATGCAAAATACAATTAAAATTAATATATTTTTATTAATATTTATCTTTAGCAGCTACCCACCGTCATCACCTGAACTGCAATCCTGAACAATTGTGTTATCAATCAATTCTAATTCAAGAGCGTCAAAATCAGCGACTTCACGTTGACTGAAGTTATTAAATTTATTACTGTGCCTACGCTTCTGTGCATCTTCTTCACACCATTTTTTAATTGTTGCGTAGTTGTATGTGTTTTTGTACTGGCTTGCACGCTGTATCTTTGAATCAACAAGTGTTTTGCCGTATTTACCCGCAAGAAATTGATATTCCTGCCATGTCATAGGTGAATATGACAAATGTGTAAGCTGTGTGTCTGCATGTGCTGATGTCATATTTTCAGCAGACTGCACTACACTACACTCATCTAATCTAATCTTATCTACACTACACTCTTCTACACTAGCAATGCGATTGTCAGCAGATGTTGACAAATTGTCAACATTGTTTAAATTAAGCGTGTACGCCTTGTTTTCCTTAACGGCAAGCATGCTTCTCTCCTCTGTATACTGCGTAGGTTTAAGGCGGCTTGCCTGTATCTGATTATGCATCTTCCAGTGCTTTATGACGATAACGCCTGACGGAAAAGATATGATAAAATCTTTTGCAATCAGAAGTTTTAAATCATCCTCTGATGCAAGAATTGAACGCTGTACGCTCTTTGCATTGTTTAAAAATCCCTCGTCGTCTGCGTTCATTCCGAGATGGAAGTACAAAGCCTGTGCAGACAGCGGCATCTCTTTGAATGGATCACTATTTATTATTTTTGTCGAAAACATTCTCTTTTCAGCCATAAGCTCACCCTCTTTTTCTTTTATGATTCTTTTTTCTTTCTGCCTTATATTTCAGAAATTTCTGATGACACTTATACGAGCAGAAGATACAGCGGCGATAACCGTCACAAGCCTTATATGCATAGCTTTCATACGTATAGCCGCCAAAGTAAAATCTTCTGCCGCAACAATAACATGTCATAAATTCATACTGTGTTTCGTTTGAATTCTTCCGGTTCATGTCACACATTCTTTCCTACTATTTATTCAGATATTTTGCTAAAATTTCACGCCTTGATTTTGGCTGTGACTTTGTCTGTGGCACATTCACCTTTTTACTCAAAAAGTCAAAATCATCTTTAAGCTGCACGCTTTTTATATTTGTGCTGTTTATAATAGATTCTTTATTTGCATTGATAAGCTCATGTATTGTATTAATTCTTGTCAGTGGAAATGAAAGCCCTGAAAGAAGCAGCACTGCCTCATCATCAGAATATGCACGAAATTCATCAAATGGATTTCCGGCAGCTTTCTTTATGTCAGAAAAATCTTTAATTCTGGCACCACAGGCACAGCTTATATATTTAACTGCCTTGTCATGCTCCGGAATTGCAAATACTCCGCTGTCTATTTGTGCAACAAGCTCAGCAACGTCATTTTTTTCACTTCTTACAACTATTGCCATGCCGTGCGAATTGAGCGATTCAAATATTTCCGCTTTGTCAATATTTCCGTTCTCTGATTTATATTTCTGCGGAATTTCAATAAATGAATTAAAAGCATTTACAAAGTTTTCATTAAGCTCACGGCGTTCGCCCTTGTTATTGTCAAGAACAAACAGTGCCGCTGTCTGCTCAATTGCAAAAATCTCATTAAAACAATAATAACTGTTTATCTGTGACTTTATGCTTTCGCTTTCAGACGGAATGACTGTAATTATTCCGACATTTCTTGAATCGTCAATTAACAAGTCGGCAAGCATTGGACCCGCTCCGCTTCCTGTTCCGCCGCCTGAAGCAAATATGACAAATAAAAGCTCTGCACTTACTGTCTCGTCAATGCGTTCGGCGATATTGTCAAAGTCATCTACAACAAGCTGTTTAGCCTTATCCCTGTCTTTATTACAGCCCTCTCCGCCGCTGATATGATATTTATGTACTCCGTCGATTGTCTCAAGGTCTTCATCCGAAGTGTTAAGATATAACACTGAATAGCCTTTATCTTCAAATAATCTTCCAATGTTGCCGCCAGCCTGTCCGACTGCGACAAAACCAATTCTATCTTTCAACTTTTATCACTCCTGTCTTTAATTTATTTAATATATCAAGTCCTTTTTGCGTCACAAAATAAGTTAATGCACGACTGTCTTTAAATCCTTTATCAATAAAGCCTGAAGCTAACAGCTTCATAACATTTTTGTGTATCGTATTAACACAGATGCCATATAGGAGCTCTGTATCAGCAAGCTCGTATACAGACATAGCTGTAAGACAGTCAAGTGCCGAACTGTCACGCAATGTAATCAAAACGCCAATCATAATTCTGTTCATTTTAAACACCTGTTCTATTAACTTTGATTTTCTCTGATTTTCTTTGATTTTCTCTGATTAACTTTGAAATTCTTTTACTAACTTTTATCAACTTTGATTTTCTTTGATTTTTTCTGATTCTGATTCAGACTTTTTTATAAATCTTGAAAGACTGACAGTGACTTCAAGCCACTCTTTTGCGAATTTTTCTATTTCAGACGGTGTAAGTTTTTCGCTCATAAATGTTTACCTCCGATTATGCTTAGTCAATATCTCCCCATCCATCAACATGAATGGCGTGCCAGCTTATTTCACAGCCGCAATTTCCGCAATTGGAAAGATTCCATATTCTGCAAACACTGCCGCCGCAAGCCGGGCATTTTCCATATATGACACCTTTTTCATCAGAATAAAAAGGTGCAACTACCTTAAATATCTTTTTTCCGTTAATTATATTGTAAGGAACTGTTGTATTTGGTTCATATTTAAAGCCCTGCATGGCACGCCTCCTGTCTTGTATGTTAAGATATAATTAATATGTTTTTTAATTCGCTCAATTCAAATCATAAAAATTTACCTCCTGATTAATGTACTAACATAAATGTGAATGATGATAGAATGAATACGACGAATCCCGCCGTTGACAGCCAGTCAAGCAAATCGCTTTTAAGCTGTCTGTTAAGTTTGTTGTTGATGTATTGCGGTTGACTGTTGATTTGGCAGTCAGCCGCTTTCTTTTATGCTCACTCATTTCTCACCTCCTCAATTTTTTTCTGTAACTCTTCCAGCGTCATTCCCTGACGTTTAGCCAGTGCAGCCGGAACTATGTTATATGTCCAAATTGAGGACATCTTAACAGCATCTCCAATTCCAAGCTTGCCCTGTTGCATAAATTCAGGCAAACGCCTACTCCTGAATATTAATATTATATCATATACAATATTATTATATCAAGTAACTATTTAAAATTTTGAACCTAATTTATATGTTATAGAATTATTCAAATGAAAGAGGTGTCAGATATGTCATTAAGATTTAGAAAGTCAATAAAATTAGGGTCTGGAGCAAAATTTAACATAAACAAAAAAAGTGTAGGATTTACCTTTGGTAACAATGGAATGCACTATACTATTAATTCTTCCGGACGTAAAACATCATCTGTTGGAATTCCTGGAACCGGTTTGTATTATCAAAATATAGATAGCACATCCAACGGCAAAAACAATACAAATACAACAGCAAGTAACTTTTCCGCATCCGCGAATCAAAATTCAACTCCAAGAGCATCTAATCCGGGATATAACAATTATAACTCACCAAATATGAACATGAATAATGATGATGACGACTCAACAATTAGAGATAAAAAAATAGTATCATGGCTTTTGTTTGTTCTATTTCCGCCTTTGGGAATAGCTCTACTCGCTGCATTGGTTTATAAAAACAAAAATATTCCAAAAAAGCCTTTAACATTGATGTGTGTGTATACTCCTATATGGGTTATTGTTGCAATTTCAATCATAAATTCAGGATGGATTGTAGATAATTCACCGCAACAAGTTGCCTCAAATATCGAAACTACTTCTGCGTATATAGAGCAAACAAGCGAATATAAAGAATATACAACTAATGCACCAGCTGAACAAGAATCTATAAAAAGCAACAACGAATCCTCTTCTGATGTATTAAATCAAAACAATAATGAACAAGAAGAACAAACAAACATTTCTCCTGCTACTGATGATAACGTAAATACTTATGAGCAAGAATCTGGCTGCTCTGACAATAATGTTATTATCAACGAAGACAATTCTCCACAGCCGGAAGAAAAAATATATGTTGAAAAAGATGTTGACTATGTTTTAAACACATCAACAAACAAGTTTCATTTAAAAACATGTGCCGAAGTGAAGAAAATCAAGCCTGAAAATCTAGGATATTACACCGGCAAACGTACAGATGTTGAAAATATGGGATACATAGCATGCAAGAAATGCATTGACCGATAAAGCCAATAAAAGCCCCCTGTGCGGTAACACAAGAGGCATTTACCGATACTTACATAAGCGGATGCTCATGCTATAATATCGCCCTAAGCAAGCTATATTATAGCACCTATAACACCGCTTTTGCAAGTAGGTGTTATTTTTATACCCTTTTTTACAATAAATAATGGAGGTGCTTTAATATGAAAAATGCTAATGGAATGGGAAGCGTTTATAAACTCTCAGGCAAACGTCGTAAGCCGTGGATAGCCAGAAAAACAAAAGGATGGACTATAGACTGTAAAACAGGAAAAGCTAAACAGTTCTATATGACTATCGGATATTATTCAACAAAGCAGGAGGCTCTGGCCGCCTTGATTAATTATAATCAGAATCCGTATGACATTGACTCTCACAAATTTACCTTTTCAGATGTATATGAAAAATGGAGCAATGAACATTTTGAAAAGATTGCTCCGTCAGCAACACGAACATATAAGAGTGCTTATAATCATTCAAAACCGCTTCACGACATGCGTATGAGAGACATACGCCCTAATCATCTTGAAGATACAATTAAGAATGCCAATATCGGCAACAGCACAAAATCACGAATGAAATCGCTTTACAACCAGCTTTTTAAATATGCTCTGAAATATGACATTGTCGATAAAGACTATGCTGCTCTAAGTGAAAACGTGAAGCGTGAAGATGCAACAATCATTCGTATTCCTTTTTCTGACGAAGAAATCAACTTGCTTTGGCATAATGTTGACTTTCCTTTTGTTGACATGGTCCTGATAGGAATTTACAGTGGCTGGAGACCTCAGGAGCTTGCAACCTTAAAAATTGCTGATGTTGATTTGCAAAATCATACTTTTTTTGGCGGTTTAAAAAGTGAAGCTGGACGCAATAGATATGTACCTATACACCCTGCAATATTTGAGCTTGTTGAAAAGAATTACAAAAAAGCAGTAACATTGAACAGTGATTATCTTTTTAATGACGAAAACGGTCAGCAAGGAATGCACATGACTTATGATAAATACAGAGGAAGACTAAATAAAATAAATAAAAAATTCGGATTAAATCATAAACCACATGATACACGACATACATTCATAACAAAAGCTAAGTCAGTTAATATGAACGAATATATTTTAAAATTAATCGTTGGACATCAGATTGAAGATATAACAGAAAAAGTATATACACATAGAACGATGCAACAGTTACGCGAAGAAATTTCAAAAATCAAATAGGTATAGTTAATATAAAGAGCATTCGAGCCAAAATTAGTCGTCCCGGATGCTCTTATTTTTGTTAGTTACGACTGTTAGTTACTTGTTAGTTACTTGCTAGTTACGCATCTTTTTTTACACATTTTCACAGTATTTTATTACTGATACTATACACATGTAAAAAAGCCGCAATCCCTCGGAACTGCGGCTTTTATGCATGTTTTTAAACTTTCACAATTAGAACTTGCCGTTGTCAGCTGCTTCCTGAACATAAACAGTAACCCGCCATTTTTCAAGGCTTTCACATATTTTTGTATGTTACGTGTAAGCTACGCAACATTTTTCACATTATTTCAAATTCATTTCTTCAATATATTTATTTATGCAATCTATTACAAACTGATTCAAACTTTTATTTGAATCTTTTGCAATTTTTTTATATGCTTCTGCCTTTTCTCTTGAAACAACTACACGAAGCACATGCTTATCATGCATGTATTTCGCCGTAGCTTTCTGTTGACTCAAAGTGTATTTTGCTCCCATAATTAATAATCTTCCACTTCCTGAGCTGTATGTAAGCCGCCAAAAACTTCGGCCATAATGCCGAGCTCTGTTCCTGAGATAATTGATCGTGCGTTATCTGACAAATCTAATTTGTCTAAATAATCAGCTACCTCCTGATTAAGCTTAGTGAGATCCGCACCACCTTTATTTACAATTTTTCTCACATTTTCAAAATCCATATCCACGTACTTCATATTTAATATCCTTTCTTTAAAAATGATTTTTCGTTTCTATGGTGTTATTATATTATATTGGCTAATATATGTAAATAGACAATGTGAACAAATTGGCCTTTTTGTTTTTATGTATATTGACTAATATATTTATTAATCAGGAAGTTTCAAAATCATACCGGCATACAATCCGCTTTCAAGCGTCATTCCATTGTATTTGGCAAGCTCTGCCGCTCTGTTTCCATCTCCTAAAAAGTCATTGGCAATCTGCCAAAAACTTCCACCTGGCTGAACTGTTGCTGTTCTTTCCTCTTCATGGCTTTCGAGTTCGCTGTCTGCCGGCTGTGCTGAATCTGCCGGAACAACATCAGAAAGATATACTCTTGCATATACATCATTATCAACCATCAATACAACTGTGTCGTCTGACACATCTGCTGCTGTGTATATTCTATCATAAATTTTTAATGGTGTGCCATTAATATCAACATTTCCTGTAAATCTTACCAGCATACCGTCTTTTATCACGTTGTCGTTTGCGGTATCGATGACGGAGCCGATAACCTCAACATCTGACTCTCTTACTACAGCAAATACAACACCGTCATGTGTCAATCGCATAGTCTCGCCATCGTAGCCATCTACATCATAGCCGTCTTCATTGTGCCAAGCCGTGATATATGTGCCATAAATATCTGTCACGCCTGTAAATCTAACTTTAACACCATCGTATTTATTTGTGTCAATGTTGTTATCAGGCATTTCGTTATCAGATGTATCAACATCTGTCTGCTCCGGATCAACATCAAAGTTATAATCTTTATATGCAAAGTTCTGGTCTACTGCCTGACCTGCGACATGCACGTCTCTTATAAAGTTATCAGAACCGCCGCCATACTGCCAAATATCAATGTCTACACCGATTTGCGGCTTTTCTGCTGTGTATGATGCACACCATACATCGTTGCCGGCTTCCTTGATTGCATTGACATCAATCAGATTAATCAGCGGGCTTGCAGAAGCATATACACCTGCATCATAACCGGCTTCTTTTATAACTTCACAGAATCTGTTAATAATCTCTGTAAGATTATCAGCGTCAAGAGCCTCGCCCTCAACATCAGCAAACACAGGAAGCTGTAACTTCATTCCTTCAACAAGTGAAAGGCAGTGGCGTGCCTGTTCTGCCGCCTCTTCTGTAGACTCTGCATCTAAGAGATAGTAAACACCTCTTGCTATGCCAAGTCTCGCACATTCAGCATAGTTTCTTCTGTACGTAGAATCATAGTACATGCCGATGTTCTTATCGTCTGCTCCTCCGCATCTGAAGATTGCAAATTTAATACCCTCTTTTTTTGCATTTTCAAAATCATACATTCCCTGCCATCTTGATATATCGATTCCAAATTTCATAATTTATTTATCCTCACTTTCATTTATTGCGGCTTTCTTCTCCACCTGTGTTTTTAAATTCCTTACAATAGGCTGTAAAAATGGTGGAAGCGTCACGCCTATATCGTTTATATTTTCAAGGATGCTTATAATCTCATTGCAAATCAGCCAGATTGCCACTATACACGCCACTAAAAAGTTAAACGGCTGAACTATTCCAACGCTTGTAGAAGCATATGCAAGTAAACTGTCTATGATAACTCCAACCGCTACAAGAAGCCACATGCAGATTTTTTTTGCAATCCCTCTGATACCCTTATAAGAATCAAGCTCCTGATTTCGATACTTTGAAGCTACGAGCCCTGTTCCATAATCAATAACATTGCATGTGACTAAGAGAAGTACAGGAATTGCAAGAATTCCTAAGCAGCTCATAATCATGCTCCACGCGGCAATAATTAATCCTTTTATTTTTTCCATCTTAAAATCCTTTCCGTTGCACCAGTGCAACTTTAAATTTTTTGTATTAAAAAAAGACGCTTTCGCGTCTATGATGAATCGTCATACATATTTACCACCCTTCTTACTGTTCTAATGCTTTAAGCCTGTTATTAAGACTCTGCACCGTTGCTATTAAATCCGCGATAAGTTCGTCATATCTCAAGCTGTAACGTGCTGTCATAAGCTGCGTCTGCTCGTCTGTCAACTCATTTATGGCTATCTCATTGTAATTTTCGTCATCAACTTTCTTGTCTATAAATAATCCCCAATCGCTGTCTCCCATTGATTCTTTAACTTCTTGTGCTATAAGTCCATGGTGTAACCTATTTGATGTACCATTCTTAAACCTAAACTCTGACGGAATCAAGCTGTAAATAAATTGTGCTGAATTTTCAATATCAAGTGCTTGAATATCTTTCTTGACGTTTCTATCTGAGTCGCTTGAGACATTTCCGTATATCGTGCCATTTACATGCCAGTTATACTGAACTCTGCCTGTTCCCCATATCGACAATTCACAGTCATTTTTATATGTTCCTGCCTCGCCGCCTGCGTTAAAAATTCTCACGTTTGTAGCGGTCTGCCCATTATTTGGATTGTAACACCAGAATCGTGAAACTCTTTCAGTTCCTTGCCTTCCAACGCTAAAATTTGAAACACATGTAATCCCATTCGTGCTATCGATATCGCCATGAAAGACAGTAGGGGCTATCATATGCACTTTGTGGTCTGCGTCCTTATCAATTACTATCGCTTTCTTTGGATTTCTGTTTTCATCTTTATAATCAAGATGAATTTCATCATTGTAATCCGAGCAAATAACTAATGATTGCCTTTTATTTTGAGAACCGCTGTTTCCCTCGTCAACATATGTTGTGTAAATACTACCTGTAAAATTATCCTTATCCGTCCATGAATAAAATTTGACTTGACTTTCAAATATCTCTATTCCTTTGCCGCCAACGCTGTGATTTTTTGTTGCTAAGTATCCGTCTGAAATTTTAACATATCCGGTTGCATCCACTAAAAAATTGGCATAATATTTACCATCTGCTTTTTTCTCCTGAACAGAAAAAGCCCAATCTTCTGCACCTGTAACAGTCTGTATATATACACGATACTTGTCATAATCTGAATAAAGTGAATGTTTATCAATTTTCCAACCGCCTATACTTCCACCTATGAAGTTTACAGTTCCATCCGCCGCAATTTTCGCGTTAGTGCTGTCTAAAACAAAACGATTTGATTTAAGCGTAATAACATCTGCACTGGCATTAATTTCGCTTATCAATTTGTCTTTGTCGACTTTCAATTCCAAACTCGCCTTTGTAGCATAGTTAGAGCTTACTGTAGTTAATACAGAATTTGCAGATTGAGTTATAGCAGAATTCATTTGCGTTGTTGTACTATATTCTGTGAATTTTTCGTCTGTGTCTTCGGGGGCTGGTGTCCAGTCGGTTGCTTTGTCGCCGAATTCAAGTTTTGGCAATTTGAAATACGTGTAATCTCCGCTTGCTGTTGGCTGTAATCCAAGGTATACATTTATTTTAGAATCTGCTCCCGCTGGAACTGTAAATTTAATTGTAAAACGCCCAGCCGAAACATTTTGTTGTAAGAGAATATTTGCTGTTCCACTTTTGTAATACCTTATAACAACATAGCCTGCCTTAGTTCCTTTTTTGTTATAACCCGATAACATATATGTCTGACCTGCTGATACTGCTGTGACCGTCTGATATATGCTAAACCAGCTTGTCTTTTGCGTAGTCAATATTTTAAAAAATCCGTCTACATCTTTAGCAACAGTTGTTTTATCTTCACATGTCCACTTCGTTAAATCTGCCGTATTTAACAAAAGATTTCTTCCGCCAATTTGCAAATCACTGAATTCTTTTTTGCTTGTGTACGTTTCACTCACGCTTGTTTTAAAGCCGCTCAAATCTGCTGTCAAAGCTGTAACATTCGCCTGTAAAGCTGTAACTGTACTTCCGTCTGCTTTTTTGCTTATTGCCGTTGTATTGCTGTTTACTGTTGCAGTAAGGCTTGTAAGTGACTGATTTAAAGTCGTGTACTGATTGCTTACAGTTGTTATAGCACTGTCTGTATCTTCGGGTGCTGGTGTCCAAGGAGTTGCAAATTCTCCTTCTTCAAATTTGTAGTCCGCGATATATAACTCCGTTCCTGCCGCCGCGTTTGATACAAAAAATTCTGTTATTTTACTAAACACATAATTTACAACAACTGTAGTTTTTATCTCAAATTTCTGCCATTCTGTGGAAACATTTACAGTGCTTTTATTAAAACCGGGACTGCTGTTTCCCCAGGTCACAGATATTGCTTTATTTGCCTTTAACAAACAAGATTGTGTATATATCTTTTTTTGTAAATTCTTTTTGCTTTTTAAACTTGCGGGAATATCTATGTATGCTCCCTGTGAACCAACTTCTATATATGTTATCTTTCGAGCTTTTCCGGAAAGTGTGGCATTATCAGCAACAATTTCATCTTTATGAGCTGTCGTTGTGCTCTGATACCATCCTAAATACAAATTTCCTCTTGTATAACCTGTATTTTGGAAAAGATTCCTTCCGCCGATTTGGAGATTATTCACAGTTGTATTTATGTCCTGCTGCCAAACCTTGCTTGAAATCTGTCCTTGCACAGCAGTGAGCTGTGTTCCCTGCGTTGTCACTGCATTCTGCAAATTCGTAACATTCGTAGTCATATTCTTAAAAGCAACATCAAGCGTCTGTTCGTTCGCATCCACATAAATTTTACTGCTTTTCAACGTATGGCTTCCGTCTTCATTAATGACATTAAAAAGGCTCTCTATATCCAGCTTACTTGCCGCGATATTTGCATTTTCTTTTATCATGTCGTTACGGATTATCTCACGTTTTACGCCGCTTTCAGTTAAACCCAAAGCATCAAACATTAGATTGCCGGATTTATCCCAGACATACATGTTATAGTCAGAATTGGCGTCTTTACCTATTTGAACCCTTGTAACTTTGTTATCATCTTTTATTTGTATCGTATTGTCAGTTATATCAAGATTTCCGCTTTCGCTTAGAATTTCAACAAGGTTTGTATAAATTTTTCCGCTTGTAATCTTATCTGCGGCTATGCTTTCTATCATTGCAGATTTTATCTGTGCATCACCGATATTTGCAACGATGCTGTTGCTAAACTCCGTTGTAAGGCTTCCACCTGATGCAGAACCGAACATTATTGTATTTACCTTTTCAACTCCAACAGTTAAGTCTTCAATTCTCGATACGACTGATTCAAAGTCTTTTGCATAAAAATCTTCAAATTTTCCTTCTACACCGTCGAGCTTCTCGATTGTTGCGTATTTTATATCAGCTTCAGCCGAAGAAAGCTTTGTGTTTTCAAGCGTGCCGATTTTGGCCGTGTTGGCATTTAATTGTCCTGTAACATTAGCAATCTGGGTTGTTAATGCTTCAAATCTGCCACTTTTTGATATAATCTCATCAAGGTTAAGCACCTTTGAAGCATCTATATTGTCAATAGCGTCGCCATCAACTGTTCCGTTATCATTTGTTATATTATCAACAGTGTCACATGTGCTGTTGTATTTCTGAATATACGCCGAAAAAGTAAGCTTCAAATTTGAAATCTCACAGGTGTTTTCGCCCGGATTTTCAGGATAACTTTTCAACTTAACAATACGCTGTTTAATCCGTATATGTGTTTCTTTGTTTATGATCGTAATTACATCACCGATTTTATATTCGTATGCTTTTATCTTTTTTGCATTGGCTAAGTCAACAATCTTGCAGCTATATGATGTATATGGTGTTGCTAATTCTTCGAGTTTTGCTATTGCATCCTCTTTTAAAGATTTTGGAACTGTATAGCGTTCATCTTTCCATATAAATGTTTTATTTTTTTGACTGTATGTATGATTTTCAAGCAGTTTACTGCCGCCGTTTACAGACTCTATAGTAAGTCCATTTTTACCTAGTGGTAGTATTCTCGTGTAAAAATCAGAAGAATTCGACTGTATGGTAAGTGACACAAGATTCAATTCATCAGTAAAGTAAACTCCTTTATCTTCGCCGATTTTTTCCTTAAAAATAATCTTCTTATTCAATGAATCAATCACCATTTCAAGAATGAATGTGTCTGCAATTTTCTTTAAAATATCCCACGCTGAACTATTTGTCATTCGTACTGTACGCTTCTTTTTTACAGTACACTCACATGTCCAGCATGTTCCAGCAAGTGCAAGATTAGCCGCATCAAGTGCTGTCTGTTCGACAGTTTCAAAGCTCTGAAAAGACGCACCCTCAAGCTCATCAATGTTTATTTTTGCAACAATATCATACGCTCCGTTATCATTTGTATTCATTTGTTTAATTACAAACTCATCTGTCTTAGTTTTGATGAAATTCTCAAGTTCGATTTTACCAGCTAAATTTTTCGGAATTGAAAAGCCTAATGTTTTGTCACCATAATCAAGCACCTCTTCAACATACAGATTTTCATATTTTACAAGCGGCGATTCAACGCCGTTTTTATCTTTATATCTTAGCATACGCCGCTCCTTTTACTTTTACTCTTCAATCATGAAAAGCATACATTCAATCTCTTTTCCGTTAAGATTATCGTATTTTTCAGAATCACACTGCTCAATATCTTCATATTTTATAGTTTTTACATTAATATCCTCTTCAAGATTAAGAAGCTCTTTATACTTTTTTAATGCCGCAATCTCATCTGATTCCGTTTTATATTTGTACTTATATTTCTTATCTTTTTCAGCCTTTTCGATAACCTCACCGTCTTCTGTCTTTTCGATTATTTCTTCAAGTGCTGGTGTCCCGTCTTCATTTTTTTCACAGTTTTCCTGAAGTATCTTTGTCCTCTGTTCAAGGATAAGCTTGCTTTTTTCTTCTAATGTTCTTAAATTTACAGCAATCGCATAACCAACTTTTACAGGCAGTTTTTTGTAAGATAAAACTTTTAAACACTCTGCATATTTATCAACTTCAAATAACTTAATCTTCATTTGCTACCTCCTCATCAGCAAGCATTGAATTAACATATTCTTCAAATTCAGCACAATCTTTCTCATACTGTTCCTTATTTTTTCTGTACGCCTCATTATTTGTTATAATTTTCGTAATACTTACCATTCCATAGTCAACCAATTTACCATTAACCTTATCAAATTGTGTTGACATTGTGCAAATCTGTGTACTTACACCTGATTCTGCATCTGTTATTGTACTTGTAGCATTAATTGTTATTGTTTTCTTCTCTGTGACTGTCGTTTCTTTGTTTAACATTATATATTCCTCCTGATCATCTATAATATGGTCTATATTTAATCGTAACAGTACAAGAGCTGCTCAATTTTATAGAATTCAGTCCTGGCTTAATTTTCGGAAATTCCCACAAATCAGTTTTACTTAATATATTTGTGCCATTTTCGGTTATTGTAAAATTTTCGCCGTCTATTAAAATCTCTGCATTTCTTGCTATATCCTTTATCGTTATTGCATCATCTGTAAGCCCCTCTATTTTAAGCTCATTCAAGGCTATGTCAGACGACAATGAAAGCACAGCCGGAGATTGTGCTGTGCTTTCTGAATCAAATGTTTTTTCCGTGCCGGAAAAAATTATATTCTTTTCACTACCTTTTTTACTGTATGCAGTCAGATGTATCTTATAACTGTAAAGCCAGCGTTTAACAAGCTCTTTTTCTTCACTGCTAAAATCAAAATCATACGTAAATTGCATATCATCAAGCTCAATCTGGCCAGAATCGAAATCTGCAAGAATCGAACTCATCATAAGCTCACATTGCTCTTTTGTATCTGCTTTTATAAGCATTTCTATACAGATTTCAAAATCTGTATAACGATTAGGCTTTAATTTAACAGGAACATGTCCTGCATCAAGCCAGTTCGTGTATGTTGTTACATTACGCGGCTTAATCGTCTGACTAAGCCACGTAACATTTTTATATTTTTCCCTTAAATCAACATCATTTACTATCATCTGTCTGTCACCAGCCTTTGTGCAGCTTCGTCCATAAAATAGTCAACATCAGATTTATCCTTAAAGTTATAGTTACCATTAAAATTAATCTGTGTGTTATTCGACGTTGTAGATGAAGCCTCTCCTGTTCCAATCATATTATTAATATTAAGATTTGCCGCTAAATCTTTGGCCGCATCTGCAATAAGTCCTTTCTGCTGATGAATCTGCTGTGCCATTCTTCCGACGAAATCTGGCATCCATTGTTCATAGTCTCGCAAAGGACCCTCGTCCGGACGCGAAAAATGCAGAATGTTTTTAATCTTTTCAGCAACTGCTCCTGCCGCATCTGCAACTCTTCCAATCATTGACCTGATTCCGCTTACAAGTCCTTCTACGAAGTCTTTTCCCCATGAAAACGCAATATCAATCAAATCACTGAATGTATTTTCGAGGAAAGAAACTAGATTTCCTATTACACCACCTATTGCTCCGACAATGCCGCCTATTATCTCAAGAATTCCGTTCCATGCCCTGTCCCAGTCTCCAGTTATAATTCCAAGAACAACATCAATAACTCCCTGTATAACATTCATTACACCTTGAATTATAGACTGAATTGCACCAAGTACAGCACTTACAGCATTTTTTATAATTGCAAGTCCGGCTTTTATCGTTGCAACAATGCTGTCTATGATAAATCCTATTATCATTTTCAGCCATTCAATCCAAACAGATATTATGCCTTTTATATACTCTAAATACGTGCTCACATACGGCTGTATAAACTCCCAGAACGCCTTAATTGTATTGAGCATTTCAGAAAAGAAATTCTTGATAAACTCTGCAAGTTCCGAAAAAGTTGTATTTATAAAATTTCTGAAATCTTCACAGTTAAAATATAATGCTGTTATTACTGCAATCACAGCCGCCACAGCTGCCACTATCAAGCCAACCGGTCCGGTAAGTATAGCCAATGCACCGGATAAACCGCCAACAGCTCCCGACGTTGCACCTATCGTTGAGGTTAATGTTGATATGACTGGTATGATTTTTGCTCCAATTTTCATCACGGAAGATATTCCGGTTGAAATCTTTCCGAAAGTTATCAGTGCCGGTCCTATCGCCGCAACAATCAACGCTATGTCAACAATCAGCTTTTTACTTCTTTCAGACATAGAATTAAACTTATTAACAACACTCTGTACTCCTGCTACAATATCCCTGATTTTAGGCATCAGCAGCTCTCCGAAACTGATAGCAAGTTCCTGCGTTGCACTTTTAAGCATTGTAATTTCGCCGTTTAAATTGTCCTGCATTGTACTAGCCATGCTTTCAGCTGTTCCATCACAGTTTTGAATTGCACCAGACAGCTTTTCAATATCAGACGGAGCCGCATTCATTAATGCAAGGAATCCTGACATGGCTTCTGTTCCTACAAGCGAAGATGCTGCTGTTGCCTGTTCAGATTCCGACAGCTGGCTAAACACATTCCTGCAATCAGACAATATACCAGACAGACTTCGCATTGAGCCGTCTGCATTTACAGTTTCAACATTTACGTCTCCTATAGCTTCACTGTTTATAACTATCTCATCAGTAAGTGAAGTCATGATTTTACGAAGAGCCGTTCCAGCTTGTGATGCTTTTATTCCACTGTTTGCCATTAATCCGATAGCCTGTGCGGTATCTTCAACCGAAAATCCTAACGCTCCCGCAATTGGTGCGGCATATTTAAACGTCTCACCCATCATTGAAACATTTGTGTTTGCGTTTGAAGATGCTGCCGCCAGCACATCCGCAAAATGTGCCGAATCATCAGCTGTCAAACCAAACGCTGTTAAAGCGTCCGTAACTATGTCAGACGTCGTTGCAAGGTCTTCTCCGGAAGCTGCCGCAAGGTTCATGATTCCGCTAATTCCGTCAACCATATCCGCAGTTTTCCAGCCCGCCATAGCCATATACGACATGGCTTCACCTGCTTCCGTCGCTGAATATTTCGTCTGTGCTCCCATTTCCCTGGCTTTTGATTTAAGTGTTTCTAAATCATCACCTGTCGCACCGGATATTGCTGCCACATTGCTCATTGCACTTTCATAATCAGATGTGGTTTTCACTGCAGCTGTTCCAAGCCCTCCAATTGCAATTGTTGCCTTTGACATGCTTCTGCCGATTTGAGACGACTTATCTCCTATTGTTCCGAAAACATCTGAAACTTTAAGCAACGTAGCATTAGCTGTCATTGCCTCACTTGTGAGTTTCTTTAACTCCTGCTCCGTTGATTCAATCTCACGACATAAACCTCTGTATTGTTCCTGGCTTACTTTTCCATTCTCGCCAACCTGTGATGCCGCCTGTTTTTCCGCCTGCCGCAATGTAGTCAGTTTTTGTGATGTCTCGCTTATTGCATTTTTTAGAAGAGTCTGTTTTTGTCTTAAAAGCTCGGTATTCGTTGGGTCAAGCTTTAAAAGTTTATTAACATCTTTAAGCTCGTCCTGTGTTATTTTTATGGCATTATTTGTTCCCTTTAATGCACTTTGCAGTTTTGTTGTATCACCACCGATTTCGATTGTGATACCCGCTATTCTGCTTTTTGCCCTTATGAATCACCTCCCACAAAAAACCGCCCCTGATTTAACATCAGAAGCGGTCAAAATCTTCCTGACTTGCCAGAAGCGGCCAGTCATAGTCATCATTTAGTTTTTCAGCATACATATCATTGACAAGGCCGATTGTAACGCAGTCGCAATCAGTTATAGACAGCCCAATCTGAAGGCAACGATACATGAAAAGCGGCGTTGTCATTTCCCTGCAAGTTGCATGAATTTTTTTTTACTTTCAACAGTAGTCGCATTATCAAGCCTCCACAGTTCAAGAATCTGAGGCAGTACCTGATAAATAGAGAACGTATCAAACTGTTCAAGCCAGTCGTCAGGATTGTCTGGCTGTGATGGATCCGCATGTTTTGCCATAACAAATGCAACATTTTCAAACATTTCCAAATCATCAATTTCAAACTGTTTTCCGTTTTTTTCTGCTTCATCAGCCTTTTTAGACAGACTTTGCATATCTTTGAATATATCACGGCCAAAAAAGCGGCGATAAAGTCGCGGCACTGTCGCAGATGCTCTGAACTTCACTTTTTTTGAATCAATTTCAATTTCTTTTACTATCATCTTTACGCCTCGCCTTTTACCGGAATATAAACAGATTCATACCACTTATTGTATGCTTCATCTGTTGTCGTTGCCGTCGTTTTAGTCTTCACATTTCCATTAGGAAGTGGAGACGCCTTTATTGACAGCTTTTCTGTCTGCACTTCCTTTTTATCCTCATTTGTTTTTGATGCTACAGAAGGACGTGTTGCTTTCACTCTGTAAAGCACATGGCGTACAGCTTTAATGTCACCATCAAATTCAAAAAGCAATGCAAATTCTGCCGACTCCGTATTGCTGTTTTCAACAGAAACATTGTTTTTATCAAGTTCGTTTTGAAGGATGTCTTTCTCAAAAGACAGCGGAACAAGAGCAACCTCCAAATCTCCCTCATACCCATTATTTGCCGTAGCGGTGTAGTAAACCATGCCGTCCGCATAAAATTCCGTTGTATCTCCCTTTGCATCAAGTGAGAGCTCAACGCTTCCCGGAATCGGAACAGGTGTTTCATACGTTATTGCCCCGGCTTCATCTATGTTCATTTTTGCATAGTGAACATTTTTTAAATTAAATTTAACTTTATTTTCCTTATTCATTTCAAACCTCCAAAGAATACAGTTCTTCAAACATCTTTTCTTTTTCTATATAAAACTCCTGCCGATTATAAAAAAGTCCGTATGCATCAAGAAGCTCTTCAAGAGCTGCTTCAACATGCGGACTTTTTTCATTTACATAAAGCTCTATATAAAGCTTATTAACTTTGTGATATACCATGCCGTCTGCTGCCATGTTATCGCTTTCCGGCATTGAAAATATAATGTACGGTGCTGTCGGCGGCTCTTCCTCATCAAAACACCAATATGCGAATGGTATTCCCGTCTCAGACAACATCTGCTTAACCTCTTCATATGACATTAGCTTTTCTCCCTTATACGTTTTAATGTACGCTGTTCAAGCTCATTAACAGCCCACTCCTCTGCTGGCTTAATATGAATTATTGGTGCTACTCTTCTTCCTTTTTTACCTGTCGGCAATACAAGCTCATGTCCGTTTTCAAGCAAATGCGTCAATGAATACTGATGACCTTTTGCATAAACAACACGATTTTTTCTGTGAGAATTTTCGCTTTCAGTCGTGCTCGTCCAGCTGTTTTTATAACTTCCATGCACATATTTACTGCCTGCACCACTCTTTTTTACAGGTGCCTTTTCTTTTACCTTGATAACAGTAGCTCTTGCAACGCTGTCAACATCTTTCTTTAAATCAGACGTTACTTCATCAGCATATTGCTGCATAAGACTCACTATTTCATCAGCAAGTGCATCAGGCTTTATCAGCTTTGACATTTGTCACACCTTTTTTTGCTGAAACATCATCAACTGACAATATTTCTTTTTTTATGAGCTCATCAACGACACTCTTATCATCAATTGTCACATTATCACCGGCAGTTGCACCATATTTTTTATACATAAATGATTTAATTGCTTTCATTGCTTTTATTTCTCCTGTCTTCGTAAACCGGAATCGCCCTCTGCAACGTTAAATACATGGACGGCGGTTCTGTATCATACTTTTCCTGAATTTGCCTGATTTCATACTGAACTTCATTAATAAGGATAATCGACTTTGCGTTAATAAATCTGTTAAAAGGAACGCTTATAAGCCTGTCTATACTGCTTTCTGCAATCTTCGCCTGATAAAATCTTGTAATGCCAACTGTTCTAAGTCCAAAACGAAAGCTGCATATATCAGCCGTTATTGCTCTTTTTTCTGTTTTACACACTGTACACATTCCGTCGTTAAAAAGCTCTCTGTTAGCTGTTTTTTTGTGCATAACTTAACGCCTCCTGCTTTGTCTGCAAGTAAATTATATCCGGCTTATAATTTTTAAAAAATTCATCAAGTGCATTGCTTCTTGCATACATGACATAGTTTAAAAGAAGTTCTTTCGCCTCTGCGTCATCATCTGACGAATAGTCAAATTCCTTACCACAAAGTTCATTAATTCTTTTCATTCCACGTCTGATAAAGCCGGCGATTTTTTTATCACCGGCTTCATCATTCCATGTTATGTCAAGAAAATTCTTTACTTCGTCAAGCAGTTCATCATTTATATCACTGCTCATAAGCTACCTCAGGCTGATGCTTCGCTTTTGTGTTTACAGGATTGTCCTCTGTGTTAGTTACCTCAACTTTAATAT